AATTATGGGTCAAATATATAATTCGAATTCGAACTTAAAAGCTGCTGGTGTTACGGTTGATTTTACACCTGACAATATTCAAGAGTATATTAAATGTGCTGCCGATCCTCTTTACTTTATTGAGAATTACTGTTACATTGTAACACTAGACTTCGGTTTAAAACTATTCAAACTATACGATTGTCAAAGAAACAAAGTGGAGATTATTCACAACAATCGTCGTGTGATTCTGATGGAAGGTCGTCAGCAGGGTAAGACTACTACATCAGCTGCATACATTCTTTGGTATACATTGTTTCAGGCAAATAAAACAGTAGCGATTCTAGCCAATAAAGCTACAGCTGCTCGTGAAGTTTTGGATCGTTATCAAACAATGTATGAGTTGCTTCCTAAGTGGATGCAACAAGGTGTTACTGGTTGGAACAAAGGTGACATCGAATTAGAAAATGGTTCTAAGGTATTCACTGCAGCTACAACTGCATCTGGTATTCGTGGTAAATCTGTTAACATGCTATACGTTGACGAAGCTGCGATTATTCCGAACAACGTGGCTGAACAGTTCTTCACATCAGTCTATCCTACAATTTCTGCGGGACAGACTACTAAGATTCTATTGTCTTCAACTCCACTTGGTTACAACCATTTCTGGAAGTTTTGGACAGATGCTGAAAAGGGTAGAAATGGATTCGTTCCATTATTCATTCCTTACTGGGAGATTCCAGGACGTGATGAAGCATGGGCTGCTGAACAGAAAGCACAGCTTGGCGAATTGAAGTATACACAAGAGGTTCTTTGTAACTTCTTAGGTTCTTCTCTAACGCTGATCAAAGCTGATGTTATTGCAAGAATGTCTCCAGATAATATTATTCACTCCAAAGATGGATTGGATATTTACGAAAAGCCATCGGCTGGTCATACTTATTGTATGGTTTGTGATGTGGCAAAAGGTGTGGGTGGTGACTACTCGTCATTCCAAATTATTGATATAACTGAAACACCATATAGAGTAGTGGGTAAGTATCGTGATAATCAAATTAGCCCGATCTTATATCCTAGTGTGATTTACAAAGTCGGAAAAGAATATAACAATGCTTATGTTCTACTAGAAATTAACATCTCAGAACAGGTTGCACACATCCTATATTCTGAAATGGAATACGAAAATATATTGTTCGTTACAAGACATACTATGGGACAGACAGTCTCTGGTGGTTTTGGTGGTGGTAAGACTCAGCTAGGAGTCGTGACAGATAAGAAAATTAAACGAATTGGATGTCACAATTTCAAAGCATTAGTCGAAGAAAACAAACTTATTATTAATGACGCTGATACAATCTCAGAGATCTCTACATTTATTGAGAAAAAAGGATCGTATGAAGCGGATGAAGGATATCACGATGACTTGGTTATGCCGTTAGTTCTATTCAGTTGGCTTACAACTAACTCGTATTTTAAAGACCTAAATAATGTAAACCTACGAGAAATTATGTACAAAAAGCAAATGCAGGCTATTGAAGAAGAATTAACACCATTTGGGTTCTACGACGATGGTAGTCCCGAACGAGCACCTCTAAACTTTTGAGAAATCGTGTAAAAGCTAAATAAAAGGTAGACATGAGATTTGTCTAGGTAAACTTATTAACAAGGAGAATTACAATGCCGTTTCAACTATCTCCAGGCGTTGCAGTCGTAGAAAAAGATTTCACATCTATCGTTCCAGCAGTATCTACTTCAATTGGTGGATTTGCAGGTAAGTTTGGATGGGGACCAGTTTTAGAGCCAGTTACTGTTGGTTCTGAAAATGAATTAGTTAGCATGTTTGGTGCGCCAACAGATAACAACTTCAAATCATTTTTCACCGCAGCCAACTTCCTATCATATACAAACAATCTATTACTAGTTCGCTGTGACGCAAGTCATAAAAATGCGACAGCTTCTGCTACAGGTGGTGTTTCTGGCATCTCTGTTGGTACAGCTGGATCTGGTTATGTATCTACTGCTGCAGCACCATCTGTAACAATTGGTGCTCCAAACGTAACTGGTGGTGTACAAGCTGTTGCTTATGCTACACTTTCTGGTGGTGGTATTTCTGCTATTGCTGTTAGTGCTCCTGGTACTGGTTGGTCAGGAACTCCTGTTGTTACTATAACTCCAGCAGTTGGTGATACAGGTTCTGGTGCTACTGCCCATGCAACTGTTCTTTCTAGTGGTATTTCTGCTATCGTTATTGATACTCCAGGAAGTGGATACAAAGCCACACCTACAGTAACTATTACTGGTACATTTACTACTCTACCAACATTTGGTGCTGTTACTATTACTTCTTCTTCTGTAACAGGAATTGTTGTTACTGAAGCTGGTACTGGTTATACTGGTGCTCCTTCTGTAACTGTTGGAACTCCACCTACTGGTGTTCAGGCTCTAGCCACAGCAACTTATACAGCAAGTGCTGGTGTTAAGATTAACAATGGTGCTTCTTACCTAGCTAGCTGGGCTGATGGACAAGGTGTTGTTGGTGAATTCTCTGCAAGATATCCAGGTTCTAAAGGTAACTCTATCGGTGTCGCTTTTGCTGATTCTGCTACATTTACTGGTTGGACAACAACTATCGCAGGTTCTGTAGTTGACTGTGCTGCTTTATTTGATGCTGCTCCATCTACATCTACTTGGGCTGCAAGTCAAGGTGGGTCTTTAGATGAAATGCATATCGTTGTATTTGATGAAGATGGTGGTATCTCTGGTACTGCTGGAACTATTCTAGAAAAATTCGCTTTTGTTTCAAAAGCATCTGATGCTAGAAAATCTGATGGTACAAACAACTACTACAAAAATGTAATCAATACCAATTCAAAATGGATCTGGTGGATGGATCATCCAACTGCTCTAGGTACTGGTACTGCATGGGGAACACCTGCTTCTGGTGCTACATTTAAAGCATTAACTTCATCTCAATTCCGTAGCTTCACTGGTGGTGCTGATGACTGGGCTGTTACTGATGCTGCTAAACAAAATGCATATGCATTGTTAGCAAACTCTGAACAGTACGATATTTCTCTATTGTTAGCAGGACAAGCATCAGCTACTGTTGCTTCTTATGTTATCTCTTCAGTTGCAGAATCTCGTCTTGACTGCGTAGCTTTTGTTTCTCCAGAAAATATCTCTAGCGGTGAACCAATCATTGGTTCTACTTCTACAGAACAAAATGCTATTATCGCATATCGTAACTTACTACCAAGCAGCTCATACGCTGTTATGGATTCTGGTTACAAATATCAATACGATCGCTACAATGACAAGTATCGTTATGTTCCATTGAATGGTGACATCGCTGGTCTATGTGCTCGTACTGACTATAACAACGATCCATGGTTCTCTCCAGGTGGTTTAAATCGTGGACAGATTAAGAATGTTGTTCGTCTAGCATTTAATCCAAACAAAACTCAACGTGATATGCTTTACAAGTCTGGTGTAAACCCAGTTGTTTCATTCCCAGGAGAAGGAACTGTCCTTTATGGTGATAAGACATTGTTGGCAAAACCAAGTGCATTCGATCGTATTAACGTGCGTCGTCTGTTTATCGTTCTTGAGAAAGCAGTTGCAACAGCAGCTAAATTCCAGTTGTTTGAATTCAACGATCCATTCACTCGTGCACAATTCAAGAGTTTAGTAGAACCATTCCTACGTGACGTACAAGGTCGTCGTGGTATTACTGATTTCGTTGTTAAGTGTGATGATACAAACAATACTGGACAAATTATCGATAGCAATCAATTCGTTGCTGATATTTTTGTTAAACCAAATCGTTCTATCAATTATATTACTCTTAACTTCGTTGCTGCTCGTTCAAGCATTAGCTTTACCGAAATCGGTGCTTAATTAAGAATAAATAAGAAAGAACAAAGGAGAAATAAATGGCAAATATTGCTGACTTTAAAGCACAGATGATTGGGGGCGGTGCTCGCCCTAATCAGTTTCGTGTAGAATTAACATTCCCATCATTTGTTACTCTAGGTGTAGTTGCTGGACAAAGAGCACAGTTTCTGTGTAAAGCAGCTCAACTACCTGGATCTACAATTGAAAACATTCCTGTTCTATATCGTGGACGTCCTATTAACTTTGCTGGTGAGAGAACAT